GCTTATACTACTGTAGAAAATGCAGTCAAAGAGGTTCTTGGAATAAAGAAATGAATATTATCGATTTGGATAACCATCTCGTTGCATGGCACTTGACAGGATGCATTTCGAAGGGTAAACTACAGAATAAGTCATCTCTGCATTTGCAAGCTAGGAAAATTCTAGTACAGAACTATCCTACCATGCAGATATTAGAGGAAGTGCCGATCCCTTTAAGAAGATCGGAGACTTTATATTTAGATTTTTATATGCCCCTATTAAAGATGGCTGTGGAAGTGCATGGAGAACAGCATTATAAATTCATACCGTTCTATCATAATTCCATAATGTCTTTTTTGAAATCTCAAAAAAGAGATCATGACAAACAAGAATGGTGTGAGAAGAATGGAATAAAGTATATAGTATTTGGCCACATGGAATCTGCTGAAGAATGGGCAAAAAGGATATCTCGTAATGAACAGAACAGCTAAAGAAGATTTACAGCACTGGGATAAGATACTTGATGAATATGAAAAAAGTATCTCATTACCAGAATACGCCCAATCGTATGGCGTGTCGGAACAAGAAATAAATAACTATCTTACTATGTCTAGAGACGAAATAGAAAAGTTATCACCAGAAGATTGTGCCCAAATCGCTTACCGGCTGGCACAATTTTCTTTTCATATTCAACGAACCATTAATAGAGAAATTGCTAGACAAAACTGGGCTGAAGAGTGCATTAAAGAAACTATTGCTGATGAAATCAATAACTATAAAGGATATGGTTATATAGAAAAATCGTTACAAGCCATTAAACACAATGACAAAGCCCAATCATTAAGCAATATTAAAAAATTTGCAAAACAAAGGTCCGATAGGCTGTCGTATATAGCCAATAGTTTAAAAAATTTATCTGATATTATGTTATCTATCCAAAGAGCCAAGGTGAATCATGGATCCTAAAGAAGTATTAAACAACCCAGAAAATCTCAAACTGCTAATCAATTTACTACAGAGTTTGCTGCCAAACGACGATAACACCCAGGTCTCGTCTGATGTTCCTGAGAAAAATAGCAGAAAGCCCAAAACTGCTCCGACGAAACTAAAAACTAAAAGCCGCCAACGGAAAGGCAGAGATGATGAATTTGAAAACAGGTTCTCTAGTATGCCAGAATTTAGTATGCATAAAGAAGATGCCGCGGTAGATAAAAAATTATCAAAACATCCTCCGGTAGCAAGAATGAGAGAATTCGAACCGGTAGAAGTAACTTGTAGAATATGTGGAAAAACAGAGATAGTTAGTCCAGGATTAGTGTTTGAAGGTGCGTCCAGATATAAGTGTAATAATTGTGCAACTCAAGCAGGATAAAAGTTATTTATGATTTTATGTGATCCCTCCGCAGAACGCGCGGTATTAAGTGGCATCCTTAAGTATGGGGAGGATGCCTATTTGGATATTTGTGACATTATTCAAGAAGATACTTTCACTATTGATAGCAATCAGATTATTTATAAATGCATTAAGAATATATGCGATAAAAATCCCCAAACAAAGCTAGATCTAGCGTCTATATACTCTTCTGCTCAAGAACTAGAATTATCCCATATTCTGTCAAAGAAAGAAGAAGCCCAACATCTCAGAGCGATATTTGACTTTCCCGTTAATTTAGAAAATGTTAGAAAGTTTGCCGCCAAGATCAAAAAGCTTGAAATTGCCAGACTTCTTCATAAAGAATTAGAAGGAGTACAGGAACAATTATTGGACGTTACTGGTTCAGAAAACCTGTCATCAATTATTGGCATAGCGGAAGAATCTATTTTTAATTTTGCTTCTTCTCTTTCTAGCGACGGCGAATCAACCCCGTCTGTGATAAGTAAGGATATTGATGAGTATATTAAGTTTTTACAAGAGCATAAGGTTGATCAAATAGGCATATCCACCGGTTTTCCTGTTTATGACAAATCTATTGGGGGAGGCCTAAGAAGAGGAACCGTAAATGTTATCGCAGCCAGACCCAAAGTTGGTAAAACTTTATTGTCTGATAATATGGGATATTATATCGCCAGTAAATTAAAAATTCCGGTGCTTAATATGGATACTGAGATGACAAAGGAAGATCATTTGCATCGTATATTAGCCATGTCATCAGAATTAGAGATATCCAAGATCGAAACTGGAAAATTTTCAGATACCCCAGGATCAATGTCCAAAATTCAACAAGCAGCAGCTGAACTCAAAGAGAGTAAGCTTTTCCATCATAGTATTGCTGGAAAGTCATTTGAAGAGCAGCTTGCTCTTATGCGAAGATGGATAGTAAAAGAGGTTGGTTTAAATGACGATGGAACAGCTAAGGATTGTGTAATTTTTTATGACTATATTAAATTGATGGATACATCAGGACTATCTCAAGACCTTAAAGAATATCAGGTTCTTGGATTCATGATGACTTCATTACACAACTTTGCCATTAGATATAAAATTCCTATAGTAGCATTCATACAGTTAAACCGCGACGGTATTTCTAAAGAGAGCACAGATACCGCTAGCGGTTCTGATAGAATCATATGGTTGTGTAGTAACTTTACTATTTTCAAAAGAAAGTCTGATGAAGAAATTGCAGAAGACGGTGGCGAGCACGGTAACAGAAAGCTAGTACCATTAATTAGCCGTCACGGAGGAGGATTAGATGATAACGACTACATTAACTGCCACATGAAGGGTTGGTGTGCTAAAATTACAGAGGGCCAAACCAGACTAGAGTTAATGAATAATGTTCAAACTAAAAAAGACGGATTTATAGTTAGCAACAATGAAAACAATGAAGAAACAGAAGAAATACCTTTCGTATGATCAGCATCAGCTGAAGCATTTATCTGATGTTGTTTGTGACGATATTGAGAATTTATTGAGCCATCTTGGTATAACGTCTTATAGAATGTTAGACAAAATGGTAATTATGAGTTGTCCTATACATGGTGGAGATAATGACTCTGCTTTTAACTTATATCATCAGGGGGACTCTTACAGAGGCAACTGGAAATGTCGTACTCATCAGTGTGAGGAAACATTTAAGTCATCTATTATAGGTTTTATTAGAGGGTGTTTGTCTCACGAAAATGGTTGGTCTAAACCCGGAGATCCTATGGTGTCTTTTGCAGAGGCGCTTAAGTATGCCATTGATTTTAGCAAATCTGATCTTGCTAATATTAAGGTGTCTAAAAAGGCTAAAGAAAAATCCACATTCATCAATGCTATAAAGAATATCCAGTCTACTGATAAAGCGGCTAATACTAGTACTATTCCCAGAACGTCTGTTATTAAAGCGCTATCAATCCCATCCTCCTACTTTTTAAATAGGGGGTTCAGTGCAGAGATATTGAAGCGATACGACGTAGGAGACTGTTTGGATCCAAACAAAGAAATGCATTCTAGGGCGGTGGTTCCTGTCTACAACGATAGTGGTCAATACATGATTGGTTGTACTGGTCGAACCATCTATGACAAATGTGGTCAATGTTCGGGATATCATGGTTCTGAGAGTAGCTGTCCATCAGATAATGACACTTGGAAATATTCTAAATGGAGACACAATAAAAATTTTAAAACCCAAGAATGCTTATATAACTATTGGTTTGCAAAAGACCATATATCTTCTTCTCATACTGTAGTTTTAGTAGAGAGTCCCGGAAATGTTTGGAGACTAGAAGAAGCGGGCATACATAATTCGGTAGCCATTTTTGGAGCTTCTCTAAGCCATAAACAAAAGATGTTATTAGACATTTCTGGAGCCATGAATATAGTTACTATTATGGACAATGATCAAGCTGGCCAAGCGGCTGCTAAAAACATAGAAGACAAATGTTGTAGAACCTATAATATTAAACATATACAATTAACAGCTAACGACATAGCTGATATGACAATAAAACAAATCCATGAAAGCATAACACCACAACTCAAAGGATATATACTATGATAGTGTTGGGGGTATCTGGTCGTAAACAGTCTGGGAAAACTACAGTTGGAAACTTTATTTTGTCATTATATATGGCAAAACTAGGTATGGCTGAAAAAATACTGTTTGATGACGAAGGACAGATTCTCATATCAGATCTGGGTGGGAATAAAGAATATGAAGGTCTTTTCTGTCCATTGTCTATTCGTAAAACAGATGTTAGAACACAAGAATTACTAGATAAACTAAATAGTCAAATCAAAATTTATAATTTTGCAGATGTTTTAAAACAAGACATTTGTATGAATATTTTGGGCTTAACGTACGACCAGTGTTACGGTACTGACGAAGACAAGAATCAGCTAACTCATTTAACATGGAACGACATACAGATAACAGCTAGAGACGCTATGCAAATTATTGGTACCGATATTTTTCGTAAATTAGATCCCAACGTGTGGATTAAGGCCACAATAACTAAAATCATTAGAGAAAAACCAGACTTAGCAGTTATTACAGATTGTCGTTTTCCGAATGAGGTTGAAGCTATACAAAACATAGGTGGAAAAGTTATAAGACTTACTCGCAATCCTCATAACTCAGACCATCTTAGCGAGTGTATCTTAGATAAAGATAAATATGATTGGTCTAAATTTGATCATGTGATAGATAATGCTGAGTCGTCTATATATGATCAAGTTAGTCAAATAAAAACACTAATAGAAAAGGTTTTAGGATTGACCACATGATTATAACATATTTTCGAAGCTCTAGTTATAATACGCACTCTATGTGTGAACAACAATATTTTGGTGAATATGTACTAGGGTGGCGAGGCCCGTCTGGTCAGAAAGCTGATAAGGGAACAATAACCCATAAAGTTCTAGAAATTTTAGCGGTTATTAAAAAAGCACAACAAGATAATCTGGATACTGTAGATGATGATGTCTTTGGTTTAATAAATATACAAGACTATAATTTGGACAAAATTATTGAAAAAGTCTACGAGTATTATACTCAACAAACACAGCACCATAAATGGTCTCCCAAGGACTTAAAAGATTGTAGAGCCTGGGTATATAAAGCGATTGAGTTTAATAATGGTATGTTTGATCCTAGAAATAGAAACGTCTTATGTCCAGAGCAACATTTCGATTTTGAGATATCTAAACCGTGGGCAAAATATTCATATAATATTGGACCCCAAACTATTGTGGGCAATTTAGCCATGAAGGGTACGATTGATCTAATTACTTTAGTAAATGAGGATACTATAGAAATTATAGACTGGAAAACTGGAAGAAGATTAGATTGGGCTACCGGCGAAGAAAAAACACAAGAAAAACTAGAAAAAGACCCTCAGTTACGCATATACCATTATGCTATCAAACACCTATATCCACATATTAAGCATATTATGTTCTCGATATATTTTATTAATGATGGTGGTCCATTTACTATTTGTTTTAATGATTCTGATTTAGCAGATACTGAGAATATGCTACGTGCTAAGTTTGAAGCTATTAAAAGCTCTCGCAAACCCAGACTCAACAAAAGCTGGATGTGTAGCAAGCTTTGTCATTTTGGCAAAACCACATTCGAAAATACCAATATTGAATCAATAACAGAGTATAGGGATGGTCAGGTGTGTCGGGTCGGTCAAAAAATGACCAAGTGTGAACAGATAAAACACGACCTTGATCTTTACGGCATCGACACTACAATGGAACTGTATAAGCACCCGAATCACTCTTTTGGATCCTACAAGGCACCAGGGTCAGTATGACTAAAACGTACGCTTCTTTGCATAATCATTCTCATTATAGTTTATTGGACGGTATTAGTAAGCCTAATCAAATAGCGCAACGATGTGCTAGTGTGGGTATAAAATCTTGTGCTCTGACAGACCATGGAAATATATCTGGGTCTGTACAGTTTTTCCAAGCATTACGAGCACAAAATATAAAACCAATATTGGGTTGTGAACTATATATTTCTCATGATGATTCCGCAATTAAATCCAAAGAAAATAATAGCTTAAGCCATTTTTTAGTGTTGGCTAAAAATTTAGCCGGATGGCGAAGGCTTATCTCTATAGTATCCGAGACTAATAGAGAAGAAAATTTTTATCATAAACCCAGAATTAGTATAGATAATTTAGCAAATTTTTTGGATGGTAATATTATAGGGTTCTGTGGACATTTAGGATCGTTATTGCCGGATTTAGTAGATCTATCGTCTGACACAGCAGAAAAAACAGGAATAGATTTTGTAGCTAAAATGAAAGAGATTTTTGGTGCAGAGAATTTCTTTCTTGAGGCCCAATTAATGGACAGGGTTTTAAATCCTACACAACAAGAAGTTACGGATTATGTTCGTGCTCTTGGAAAAAAGACTAATACAAAAGTTATCTGCACACCAGATGCTCATTATTGTAATAAAGAAGATGCTATAGATCAACGTATTTTATTATGCAATAATCTAAAAACAACTTTGGTTGATGTTAATAAAAAACTATTAGCACACCAAGAAGTTCCATTAGGGTGTTTTTTCCAGTCTGATAATTATCACATACTTTCTCCTGAAGAAATGTTTGAATTACATACAGAAGAAGAGATTGAAAATACATTATATGTAGATTCTCTTTGTGAAGAGTATAGTATTCTAAGCAAGCCAGCATTGCCTAAATTTGATTGTCCAGATAATTTAGACCCCGATGAATATCTTAGACAATTATGTCGTAATGGTTGGAGAGATAAAGTCTCTAATAAAATACCAGAATCTGAACATGATACCTATCTTAACAGAATTAAGTTCGAACTAAGCGTTTTGCAAAATGCTGGGTTATCCAGTTATTTTTTAATTGTACAAGATATTGTTAATTACGTTAAGTCTAATGGTTGGCTTCCCGGACCCGGACGAGGTAGTGCTGCTGGGTGTCTTGTGTCTTATCTTATAGGTATAACGGATATCAATCCAATTAAATACGATTTATTATTTGAGCGATTCTATAATGAAGGCAGAAATACGGCTGACCATATATCAATGCCAGATATAGATGTTGACGTACCTATTACAAAACGAGAATATATTATCGACTATATTAAGAATAAGTATGGAACTAATAAGGTTTCTCAAATGATTACTTTTAATACCATGAAAGGCAGAGGGGCATTAAAAGAAGTATTAAGAGTATACGGCAATATTTCATTTGATGAAATGAATAAAATTACAAAAAATATTCCGGACGAAGCAAAAATTGCCGACGAACTTCAAGAAATGAAAGAAGATACGGGCGAAGCATCAATTATACGATGGGCATTAGAAAATAATGTTGACAAACTCAAGGAATGGTGCTATATATCTAATGAGAACGTGCTGGAAGGTCCGTTGGCTAAAAGATTTGAACAGGCCATACGTCTCGAAGGCACTAAATCTAATCAATCCAAACACGCCGCCGGTGTAGTTATTAGTAGTGAAAATTTAAGTTCTGTATGTCCTATGGTATATGATACCAAAAACAAGCAAGCAATAGCTGGTATGGAAATGCAGGATTTAGAAAGTCTTGGTTTAATTAAATTTGATATTCTGGGTGTTGCAATGTTGGATAAAATTATGACTATATCAGATATATTACAATACGGAGAGTAATTATGGAAAAGAAATTTGAAGAGATTGCCGTTGGAACCAAGTTTAGAATTAACGGCATGGAGTATGTTAAAACAGAAGAAGTTAGAGTTAGTTGCTGTCGATCAATTAATTGTCATGTGGCAGCAGACGTTAATCAGAAAGTATTTTTCCCTGGCTCAACAGCAGTAGTGGTAGATGGCTAATTTACAAAAAATTTGTGTGTTTGATTTAGAGACCGACGGTGCTAATCCCGATATTTGCAGTCCAGTTCAGATTGCGGCTATTATGATTGATCCTTATCGGTTAGAAATTATTCCGGATTCTGAGTTTAATATAACTATTAAGCCGGAAGCGCTAGAAAATAATATAGAGTATGCATATGCAGATTCTGACGTTCTAGATTTTCATGCCAAGGTTAGATCCAAGCCCAAAGAAGAAATTCTCAACGATTGGAAATCTTACCAAAAGCAAGAAAACGGATGGAAGTTGTTTGTGTCATATCTAAATATGTATC